ATGAGTGAAACAATCTACATCTGGGAAAAGAAGGTCAAAGGGTCGGTGCCGGCTGATGTCTCCAGTGTCTTTGCTACTCTCGCTGGCGGCCTGGAGCGGCTGGAACGCAACTACTCACCCGGTGAGAGCCGTCTGCGGGAAACCACCGAGGCGACGATGCTGCAAATTGCTGCACTGGAAGAGATGGCGACAAGCCTGGTGGTCATGGCGATCCGGACGCAAACGGAACTGGTGCGGGCGCGGATCTCGCGGCTGGAGAATCTGACGAAGTTTGAGTCTTCGGGTTCAGCCATTGTTTCGAGCTGCCTATTCCGACGATTTCGGCGGCTATGTCTGGGTGCGGCGTGGAGAGAGCCGGATTGAGATTGCCTTGGAGCTTACCGATCGGAAGTCTCACAAAAACGTCGCCGATCGAGTTGTTGTTTGTGAGGCTGATTCGTTTGCCGATGCTTACGACTGGGCACTGGCCAATGAGGAGACGCTACTGGAGAGGCTTCATGAGCTGATCGCGGCGGCTAAGGTGGCGGTATGAGCACGGTGACGGCTGAAGAGATCGCGGTGGTGCTGTCCGAGGCGCGGGCCAAGCAGATCGCGCTGGCGGAGGAGTTGGCGGTGGTCACTGAGGCCCTGGTTGCTGAGGCATCGCCTGCCACGTTTAAGGCTTATTACGTCAAACATGCGGAATTTGGCCGGCATGATCTTCGGTTGAGCTTGGTCAAGAAGTGGGCGGCGGATTTGGGTGTGGAGGTGATGGCATGAGCGGGCCATACCAGGTGACGCGGGAGCAATTGACGGATGAGCAGTGGGCGAACCTCTGTCGCATCTTTGATCTGAGCGTCCGGCTGAAGCGCAAGGCGAACGAGCGGCGCGCGGCGCTGGCAGGGAAATAAAGGAGGCACCTATGACTGACCTCAAGCTCCGCCGCAAGGCGCCCCGTGTTGATCTGCTGCGTTTTATCCTGTCTGTGCTGACCGTGGCGCTGGTGGTGGCGGCACTGGCGCCGTGGATCGGGATGGCGGCGGGGTACGTGATCGACAGGCAGATCGCGGTCTGGGATGCGCAGCAGGCGTCTCACCAGCGGATGTTGGTGTCGGAATGAGTCAGGCGCTGGTGGGTCAGGAGCCGGCGGCTTGTTTTGAAAGCCGTGTGGGCGATGTGGTGGGCCGGGTTTATATCCGCTGCTGTGAGCTGGCGGGTCGGCGTCAGGCGCTGGATCTGCCGGTTGATCCGCTCATCGACAATCTGGCACTGCGAGTGCTGGGGCGGGTGGTGGAATGATCGAGCTGTGTCTTTGTGGTCCTCTGTCGGCGTCGATCACGCAGAAGCAGTGTGACATCAATCGTGAGACGGTCGGCGCCTGTCGGGCCTGTCCTGGGTTGGGTGCGGTGGTGGAGAGCGTTGCGGGTGAATTGACGCCGGTACCGAAAGCTCCGTTAGGTAAGACACCGCGGGACTACAGTCAGCGCGGTGCGGCGGGTTTTAAACGCACCTTCCGCAACCGCAGCGCGTTGACGCCGCAGGACCGCATCCTTGGCGCCTGTGTTCCGGTGATGGAGGACGTGGAATCGCCCCAGACGATTACCTTTGACGTCATCGAGGCGGACGATCTGGAGATGCTACGCCGGTTGGAGCGGGTAGTGAACGAATCGGGCACGACCCTCGGCGACGAGATCATGCTGCGGCTGAAGTTTTTGGAGGAGTACCTGTGATCTCGGCCTCGCCGCTTCCTTGCAGCGATTGCCTAGAGAAGGTGCGCTGCCCGTCGAGTGAGCAGGCCGAGATTGCCAAGGCGGCTTTCTTCGCCTTAAAGAAAGATCAACAGCCCCAGTGTGGCGATTATGCGCCGCGTTGGTTTCGGGGCATTGAAGGCGTAAAGCAGTAGGCCTCCCCCCGCCCCCCCACCCTCCGGCATGCTGGCGAATCAAGAAAGGGTCTGTGATGAGATTTCGTATTGACACCAAAGGGTTTGATGAATTGGGCGAGATGTTGGCGCATCTGCGGGAAGATCTTCCGAAGGCGACGGCGATGACCTTGACCTTTATGGGACAGGCGGCGAAGGCGGCGGCGGCGAAGGAAGTGCTGCGGGCCTTTGATCGCCCAACGCCCTGGACGCAGAAGAGTACTTATCTCAAAAGTGCCAAGGTCGACAACCTGCAAGCGGAAGTCTACATCAAGGATCTGTCGATCAACTCGCTGGCGCATCATATTGACGGCGGCAAGCGGCGGGCCAAGGGAATGGAAAAGCTGCTGCGATCGGCTGGAGTGCTCAAGGGGTCGTGGCAGTACGTGGTGCCGGGAAGCGGTTTAAAACTTGATGCTTTCGGCAATATCCCCAAGGGCGAGATCAACAAGATCCTCTCGGCACTCAAAGCACAGTTTGATCCACTGGCGAACACGACGGCGAAGTCAAGGAAGCGCAACAAGAATCAGTCGCGCTATTTCGTTATCACCGGCGCATCGAGCATGGTCACCCGCAAACGCCTGCCGCCAGGGGTATGGTATCGCGGCGGCGACGGGGCGCAGTCGTACATCAAGCCGCTCCTCATTTTCGTCAAGTCGACCGCGTATCAGCGCCGCTATCGTTTTTTTGAAGTCACCGAAGATGCCGCGGCCGATGCCATGGAGGCCGGAGTCGACAAGGCCATTGATACCCTGCGGGCCCGTGGGCGCTGGTGGTTGTAGTTGCGGGGCGGTGGCGATGGGCCAGCGGTCATATTCCTTTTGTTTGTTTCCCCCGCCCCCCCCCTGTATCCGGTAGGCCGAGAAAGTTAAAGAACATGCCAAGACGACTGAAAGCATCTAACGATAAACCCTGTCTCAAAAAAATTTTGGGTCCTTCCCAGCGTCCGAGCCCACACGGTAATGCGTACCCCGGTGAATAAGTCCATTTAATTTTTTGTTGTTAAAGTGAAAAACTGAATTTTTATAGCATCTTATGCAGTTGAATAGAGGATTGTCATGGATTCAGGGATAGAGAAATTCCCCGCAGGCTTTGCGGATGACGCACGCGCTCGCTTGTCTGCGGAGTTTTTAAACCCCGCGCGCTGCCTGCAATGGTTCCTGGAGCGCTACTACCCCGGCGGTTACGTCTGCCCCGATTGCGGCGCGCCCGTCTCCGATTTGGCCCTCCCCGGGTTCCTCGCCCTCAAGCGCTTCACCTGCTCCGGATGCGGTAAACAACCGCGCGCCACCCATGGCACCGTCCTGCAGGGATCCACCTTTACCCCCTCCGAACTTTGTTTGCTCTCCCTCCTGATCTCCTTCGGCGCCGACGATCGCGAGATTGCCCGCCTGCTGTCGATCTCCGTCACCACCGCCACCACTTGGCGCGACAAGCTGGCAGCCGTTGCCGAGGCAGGCCACTGATGGGGACTCCTGCCAAGGATAAAGTCATCGATCTCGCCGCCGAAGTCGAAGCACGCCGCCTGGCCGAAGCCGAACAGCTGACGCCTCCCGCCGAGAAGACCACCAGCGCCGGCGGTCCCGACGATCCCCGCTTCGTCCTCCAGTGCCTCGAGGAGAATGAACGCGGCGACGGCAAGCTCTACGCCGCCCTGCATCGCGGCAAATTCGTCTACGTCAAGAGCCGCGACGAGAAGTCCACCGCCTGGTTCCGCTGGGCCGGTCACCATTGGGAAGCCGACAAAGGTGACTTCCACTTCGCCGCCGTCGAAGACGTCGCCCTGATCTACCAGCGCGAAGCCGACAAACTCCGCGATCCGATCAAAGCCGCCCGCGACCTCTCCAGCCAGGCCGCCAGCCTCACCAAGCAGCTCAAGCAGATGCAGCGCGACGAAGCCAGCGACGAAGACCTTGCCAGCGTCGTTGCCATGCTCAAAGACGCCGAGTCCGCCAGCTTAGAGCTCAAGCGGCTCACCCGCCATAAAAAGGATTTCACCGATCGCGTCGACCGCCTGCGCTCCCTCCCCGGCGTCAAGAAGTGCGTCGAGTTCGCCCACAAGCTCGGAGCAGATGGCCTCTTTATCTACGGCGACGAGATCGACAAGAACCCCAACCTGCTCCCCTGCCTCAACGGCGTCATCGACCTTGAGACCGGCGAACTCAAAGACGGCCGGCCCGAAGACTTCATGGTCCGCGCCATCAAGATCAACTACAACCCCAAAGCACCGCGCCCGGCCTGGCTCAAATTCTTCAGCGAGATCCACCAGGACAACGCCGACAAAGCCGCCTGCGTCAAGCGCTGGTTTGGCTACTGCCTCACCGGCCACGTCAGCGAGCAATTCTACACCATCTTCACCGGCGGCGGTGCCAACGGCAAAGGCACCATGGTCGAGATCATCGGCGAGATCATGGGCGAACTCGCCAAGCCGGTCATGGCCGAGATGTTCATCAAATCCAAGAACGTCCGCTCCTCCACCGGAGCCTCCCCCGACATCCTCGGCATGCAGGGCCGCCGCTGGATCTACGTCGACGAAACCAACGACGGCGACAAGATCGACGCCGCCGAGCTCAAGAAGACCACCGGCGGCAACAAGCGCACCGGCCGCGGCCTCTTCGACCGCTACGAGACCGACTTCACCCCCACCGCCAAACTCAGCATCATCACCAACCATCCGCCCCGCGGCATCACCGAGCACTTCAGCGTCAAGCGCCGCCTCATCTTCCTCGACTATCCCCTGCGCTACGTCCGCGATGTCGCCGCCTCCACCGCCACCGATCCCGGCAACGCCCCCTTTTATCGCCCGATCGACCAGCACCTCCCCGAGAAACTTCGTGCCGAGGAGGAAGGGATCTTCGCCTGGATGGTTGAAGCCGCCCTTGAATGGAAACTGAACGGCCTCGCCGTCCCGCCCTGTCTCCTGCAGGCCGTCGAAGAAGTCGCCGAAAAAGAAGACATGCTCGGCCAGTTCATCCACGCCAAGGCCGAGATCGGCAGCGACTACGAGATGCCCGCCAAGGATTTCCTGGCCGCTTATCAGAAGTGGTACATCGAGGAAGGCCATCCCGAGAGATGGAAGCCGACCCGCAACGCCACCTACGACCAGCTGCGCAGCAAGGGTTACCGCATCCCCGACAACCGCACCACCAGCGGCACCACCAAGATTTTCGGCCTTGATCTCAAGGTTATCTAGCTGAATGTTTTAGCCTTTTCCTTTGGCGAATCCGATCAAACGGGGGGACGGGGTTTTATGTTTTTATGCTTTTGAATGTTTTCGTAAAAAGGCGAAAACATAGACCTAAAACCCCGTAACCATTCACGATAATGTTTTTATGTTTTTAAACCACGTGCGCGCGCATACGTGAGAAATAAAAATAAATGCGCGACTCACAGATAAAAAACTTTCTCTCAATTCTTTTCAATAAAACGTAAATCAAAAGCATAAAAGCATAAAAAGATAGTTAAGTAATTAATAAATAACTGATTTTTGCTTATGTTTTCACTATGTTTTCGCTATGTTTTTATGCTTTTGCCTTATTACTGCTTTTAAAAAAGGACTTTCACTCATGGCCATGACCGACCAACCCACCGACAACTTTTCCGCCGCCTTCATCCTTTCTCTGGCTGCCGCCTTGATCGAAGTCGTGCGCGTTGCCGTGCCGGTGCACAGTGCCGCCGCTAACCGCCTCGCCCGGGCCGCTGAAGCCACCGAGAGGGCCATCGAATACATCCCCCGCGATGCCGACCCTTTCCCGCCGATGTTTCTGGCCAGTGAATTTCTGCCGATGATCACGGCCCGGATCCAAAGCGCCGTGATCCATGGCGGCTGGCGGCGGGGCGAGAAGGATCTCGACCGTTTCGCCCAGGACATGCTTGCCCGTCTCAATGATCCGAAGAACGTCGTCAAAGGCGATTACCTAGCCATGAGTTGGCTGGAGGTGCGGGATAAGCTGCTGGAAGAGCGGGGCGAGGTTGATGCGGAGATGTGGGCTCTGGCCACCGGCGGCGGAAACCGGGCCGCGGCGATACGTGAATTTGCCGATGAGGCGGTGGTCGCCATGATCGGCGCGGCGAAGATCGAAAACACAGGAGAAAATTGTCATGAATAACGAACAGCACGCGCTTGATGCCATTGAAGAAAAAGAGATCATTCCGGCTGGCTTTGTGAAGACCAGAGACGGAAAGATTATCCGCAGAGAAAAAGCCGTCTTTGCTCTGCGTGATGCGACGTTGAATGCGACAGGCGAGAAGGTGTTGGTCGGCGATCGCGCCGTCTATCGTCGGGATGGGACTGGGCAGTTGACCCGCGTCGACAAGAACAAAATGTCGAAGGCTGAAAAGAAAGCCGCCAAGAAAGAAAAAGTCAAAACGATGAAGCGTGGCCCTGTTACTCAGATTGAGTCTCCGGTTGAGGAACAAGGGCGGCAGATCCCTCCTCATCGTTCAGGTGGTCAGAGATTTTAACGGCCCGCCCGCTGACCGGCTTGTCCGGTCGTGCGGCTCGTTCAAAAACCAGCAACCAGGAAAGCAACCCATGACCGCAGCCAAGATCCTCCCGACCACCATGATCGTCCTCAGCCTCGGCGCCTCGCTGGTCTACGCCATCAGCGCCGATGGCGACTGGCGGCGCTCGGTCTACTGGTTGGCCGGGGCGGTCATCAATGCGGTGGTCACATGGTAAGCCTCCTCGATCTCGCCATGGCGCGCGTGCCGCTGCATCAGACCGGCAAAGAGTGGCACGGTCCGTGTCCCTTCTGCGGCACCTCGCAGAGCGACCCGCGCCTCGCCGATCGCTTCTGGGTCAACACCACGAGCGAGCGCTGGTTTTGCCGTCAATGCTCCCCCAAAGGCGGCGATGCGGTCATGTTTTTACGTCAGAGCGAAGGCAAGAGCTGCCCTGAAGCCCACGCCGCCCTTGGCAAAGAGTGCGATTTCACCGCCTGCCCGGTGTGGGGCAAATGCTCCCAGGGCAAAGGCGGCGAAGCCACCCCCCGCCAGCGTCAGCCGCAAAAGCCCCTCGAAGCTCTCGCCTTCGTGCCGGCCGCGCCCAGCGCGCCACTGGGGTCATGGAAAGAGCAAGCCGCCAAACTCATCGACCGCGCCCACGAAGCGCTCCTCGCCTGTCCGGAGCAGCTCGATTATCTCGCCAAACGCGGCCTCCCCCTGGCAGCGGTGCAACGCAACCGCTTCGGCTGGCTGGCAGAGGACAACTACCGCGCCCGCGCCGCCTGGGGCCTGCCGGAGATCCTGCGTGAAAGTGACCGCAAACCGAAGAAGCTTTTCCTGCCGCAAGGCATCGTCATCCCCTTCTTTGCCGGTGACGGCACCCCCGATCGCCTGCAGATCCGCCGCCGCCAGATCAAAGAGAACGAACCCCGCTACTACTGGGTCACCGGCTCCAGCGACGATATCCCCGTCCTCGGTCCCGACTCCCGCGCCTTTGCCGTGGTCGAGTCGAATCTTGACGCCTTCCTTATCCACCACCATGCCGGCGATCTGGTCGGCGCCATCCCCATGGGCACCTGCTCCGCCAAACCCAAAGCCGCCGCCCACGCCGTCCTCAGCAAAGCCCTCTGCGTCCTCGTCTCTCTCGATTACGAGCCGCGCGAGAACGCCAGCACCGGCAAGCACGAAAACCCCGGCGGCAAATCGTCCCTCTGGTGGTGTGGCGACGGCCAGAAGATCAAGCCCGCCTATCCCCGCGCCAAACGCTGGCCGACTCCCGCCGGCAAAGATCCCGGCGAATTTTTCCAGTCCGGCGGCGACATCCGCGCCTGGATACTGCAAGGCCTCCCGCCCATTTTTCACCTCGCCGTGCCGAAAATCACCCCCCCTGTCCTGTCGGACATCCCCCCCTGTGAAACAGGGGGGGTGACGCCAACGGCGGCGGGGGGGTCGGTCTCCGCCCTTGACCCTGCGCCAACCTATTACGGCACCATCACCCGCGGCCGCGCCGCTCTCGGCCGTTTCTACATCGTCGCCGACGATCACCGCGACATCGTCCGCCTCATCACCGATTATCCCGACCACGCCGTCTTCCACCGCGCCGAGATGGCCCACTACCAGGGTATGAGCGCCGAAGATCTCGACACCATGATCATGATCCGCCAACAAACCCCCGGCAGCGAGACCGTCGAAACCAAACCGTACAATGGACCAACCCCCCCTGTCCTGTCGGACATCCCCCCCTGTGAAACAGGGGGGGTGACGCCAACGGCGGCGGGGGGGTCGCTTCCCGCCCTTGACCTGGAACCAACCCATCAGCAGGCCCTTGCCCTATGAGCCACCTCGATTTCGACCGGGTCAAGCGCCTGCACGAAGCCTCTTCCGGCCAGGACAAAGCCGAAATCTCCCTGTTGCACAACGCCGTGCTCGAACGGATGTCCGCCTATAAAGACAAGTCGACGCGCGCCAACAAGATCGATTGGGATGCCGCCAAAGAAGGTCTATCCGACTGCACGTCGCGTCTCTGGCCAAAATACTTCCCCGAGGATTCCGTGATCACTGACCCGCAGCGCTTCGAGCGCCAGAAAGACGCCCTCGCCTGGCTGCACGCCAAGGGCTACAAGGTCAGCGGCGGCAAGTTCAGCAACGACTGGAATAGCGGCAAGGTCAAGGTTTATCAGGGCGGCGTCTCCTTTGCCGCCCTCCTCGAATACGCCGCCACCCTCGATATCGATCACAAGAAGATTGCCAACAGCGAACAGCGCGCCGCCCGCAAAGATGACCTCGAAATCCGCCGCCTCGAGCAGCAGGTCGAAAAGGGCGACATCGAAAACCGCAAAGACGATGTCAAGTGGGTTTTGCGTGAGGCCTCCATCGATCAGGCCGCCGCCCTCCTGATCCTGCTGCGCAGCGCCTTGCGTCATCATTTCGGCGTCAAGACGCCCGTCATTATTCATGCCGCCGCCGGGGATCCGGCCCGCGCCGTCGAACTCGAATCCGTTTTGCAAGAGACGATCAGCGCCGCCTTCAACGAAATGGCCGCCACCCGTGAAGCCCGGCAGATCGGTCTTGTTGACCATGCTTCCGAAGAAGAGGACGAAAACTGATGCAGGCCCTCCTCCTCGCCGATAAACCTCACCAGGTTGAGCCGTGGTTTTCGTCCTCCCTGCGCTCCCGTCTGCACGGCAAGACCGTCGATGTCGACCTTCCCCGTCGTCTGCGCCGCGTCCTCCATGTCCCCGAGATGGTCAACGTCTCCACTCATGCCGAAAAACACCGCATCGTCACCGGCGTCGATTCTTCCCCCGGGCCCTGGCGTCCCGATCTCGTCCCCCATGCCGCCAAGGTCATGGATACCTACGGCCTCCCCTGGGTCGAAGAGGTCTGGTTCTGCGCCGTCGAGCGCGCCGCAAAGACCAACATCATGCTCAACTGTATGCAGTGGGCGATCGATTGCGATCCCGGCAACATCTTCGCCCTCTCTCCCACCGAGCTTGATTCCGGCAAGCTGGTCAGCAAGAAGATTATCCCCATGCTCCAGGCCTCGCTACGTCTGGCGCGTTATCTCTCCCCGCGCATGGATGATCTCGCCAAAACCCTGATCTCCCTCAACCACGGCATGAGCATCTTCCCCGCCCACGCCAACAGCGCCAGCACCATGGCCGCCTTTTATGGCAAGCACTGCTTTGCCGAAGAGGTCGACAAATATCCGCACCGCACCGGCCGCGAGGCCTCTCCGATCGCCCTGATCCGCAAGCGTGGCCGTGACAAGCGCGGCTCCAAACGGATGTTCTCCAGCACCCCCGCCCAGCAGTTCATCTGGAAAGGCGTCAACGAGTGCCACCAGATCTGGGAATATGAACTCTGCTGCCCCTCCTGCGGCGATCACTATATTCCGAAACAAGAGCATATCGTCATCGGCGCCGGGGCCACGGTCGAAAGTGTCGAGCGCGGCGATGTCATCGTTGAACTTGCCTGTCCCTGCTGCGGCCACGCGATGAATGAAGCCGATCGCGCCGCCGCCTACAACTGGGGCCGCTGGAAAGCCACCAAGGGCGCCGATCTCCTCCGCCCCGCCAAGGTCGGCTTCCATCTCCCCGCCTGGGGTCTTCCCTCGGTGCCGCTGGTCGAGATCGCCGTCGCCATCCTCCGCGCCGCCACCGGTGATGTCGGCGCCAAGATCGCCCTCGCCAATGGCTACGCCGCCGAAGATTACAAGGAAGAGACCAAAGAGCGGCAGGAAGACACCATCCTCGCCCTCTGCGACGACCGCCCCGCCGGCGAGGTCCACATTGATACCGACATCCTCACCATGCACGTCGACACTCAGGACGCCGGCTTCTGGTACACCATCCGCGGCTGGCGCTACGACAAAAATATCACCAGTTGGCTGGTCAAGGCCGGCTATGTTCCCTCCGCCAACTTCGCCGACTTCAGCGCCCTCGATCGCCTCATCTTCGATTCTGAATACCGCGACGCCCTCGGCCGCACCTATCAGATCTCCTACGGCATCATCGACGCCATGGGACACCGGACCTCCGAGGTCTATGAATGGTGTAAACGCAGCGGCTTCTTTGCCAGTCAGGGGGCGTCCCGCCGCAAGTCCATGCCCGTCACCGTCGGCAAACAAGAGGTCTTCCCCGGCACCAACAAGCAGATCCCCGGTGGCCTCAACCTCTACACCCTCGATACCCATTTCCACAAAGACATGCTCGTCAATAAACTCTCGACCGATCCCACCGACCCCGGCGCCTGGGTCCTGCACAGCGGCGTCCACACCCTGCAACTCGGCAGCCTCGCTCTCGATCCGTCGCTCAAACTCCCCCACGCCCTCGAAGTCTACGCCAAGCACTTCTGTGCTGAGTATCGCGACGAAAAAGGGTTGTGGCAGTGCCCGGAAGGTAAAGCCAACCATCTCTTTGACTGTGAGCAGATGGCAATTGCCCTGGCCAACTATCTCGGCTTCGCCAACATGATCAGCGACAAAAACCCGACCGCTCCATCCCCGGTCTCGAAAGAGCAGCAAACCCATAGTTCCGATACAAGCCGCCCCGGTTGGTTTCACTCTCGCCCCAGGAGATAAACGATGAATGAAAATGTGATGAAAAAAGAAGAAGAGATCAGCGTCGAAAACTTCTCCCGCCGCGTCGGCATCAGCCGCAGTTATGCCTATCAACTCGCCGCGATTCCGCCAGAGGAAGGCGGGGTCAAGTCGTTCATGTACGGCAACAAAAAAATTATCCGTATCCCCGCCAGCGAAGTCGCCCGCTTCAAGGCCTCCCGCGAGCGGGTCGAGGCCTGAGCCCTAAGTGAAAACATTTGACACAACCAAAGTTTCGGGCTATCGTCTCCCCGTTGCCGCAAAATCGGCAATCGGGTTTGAGAGCCCGGAATCAAAAGGCGGATACATCCGCCACCCTTTAACCGGTGGCGTTCCTGTATCCCCAGCACGGTTTGCTCCTTTGGGCGGATCGTGTGGGGCACTTTATGTGCGCCGGTTTCCTTTTGGCCGGTCTCTCAACCCACACGGTTCGCCCTCTTTGCGTTTGAGAGCGCAAGGCGGGCGGTTTTCGAACCCCCAACAAAAGGAGCCCGCCATGTCCAACCTCTGTCTCAACCTGTCCGCCACGATCCCCGACGACACTACCCTCGTCAACTCTGTCCTCCTCCCGTTCTTTCGCCGCACCCCGCAGCGCCGCCGCTTTGTCGCCACCTTTCTCGGGGCTGACAATCGCATCCTCTCGGTGCAGACCCTCGCCCTCTGTCCGCCGCCGTCCCGCCGCATCGACTGCAAGCGTCTCCTCTCCCTCGCCCGCTGGCCGCAAGACGCTGCCGGCGTCGTGTTGGCGCATAACGACCCCGCCCAGGTGCTGCCGGGTTTCGATGCCGCCTTGACCGAGACCGTCGGCCACTTCGCCTCCCTCTGCGCCGTTCGCTCGGTCCAGCTCCTCGATTACCTCATCCTCGGCAGCGAGCGTTACGCCCGCGCCTCCCGCTCCGCTCATCAGCTCGAAATTCGCGTCCGGGGGTGGTCATGAATCAGTCCGTCATCAACATCAATGGCCGCGCCGTCGAGCGCATCGAATACCAGGGCGTCCCCGTCATCACCCTGCCGATGATGGACGAACTCCACGAACGCCCCACCGGCACCGCTGGCCGTAATTTTCGCCAGAATAAGGCCAAGCTGATTGCGGGAGAGGATTACTTTGTCGCCAATAACGACGAAATGTCCCGTTTGGTTCGACGAAATTCGTCGGACCAAACAGCCAAACGGGGCGGCCATCGCGGCGACTACATCCTTTTAGCGCAAACCGGTTATGCCATGCTGGTCAAATCCTTCACCGATGATCTCTCCTGGACCGTGCAGCGCACTTTGGTCAACAGCTACTTTTCAACCAGACAGGATCAAACCGTCTTTGACCGCCGCGTTGAGGTCCAGCACCTGCGCCGCACCATGGCCCCCGGTGGCCTGGCCATCGATTACCGCCTCGACCTCACCAAGATTGTCATGCACCCCACCCGCGACGGCCTCGCCATCCTCGAACGCCTCACCGGCATTCCCATGGACGATATCCTCGCTGATCTCCCCGACCCGAAGGCGAATCAGTTTGTCGCCGCCTTCGAATCGTTCTATGCCGCCTACTGCACTCTCGACCCCACGGCCGAACGCATCCTCTTCAAAGAGGTCTGGGCGCGCTTCATCCGTTACGCCACCGCCGCCAGCTACGACCCCGCCCTCAGCACCCGCCGCAAAATGTTCAGCCGCGCCATGCAAGCCGCCGGGCATGCCGTCGTCAGCAGTGGTGGCGCGGCTTACATTACTCGCTTGCGCCTTAGCGAATAATTTTTACTTTTCTTCTTTTTGTACTTGCTTTTGTAATTACAAATGATAGTATATAGACAAGTTCAACGATGATGAAAGTGAGAGCCCGCCATGATCAGCGAAAAAGAGATGAACCACGGATTTGATTGGGATGGCACTACCCGCGTCACTGGCTGGTACATCACCGAAAAACACGACGGCTGCCGTGCCTATTGGGATGGATCAAACCTCTGGAGCCGTAGCGGCCGGATTATCCCGGCCCCGTCCTCCTTCCTGGCCGAACTTCCCGCCGGGGTTTCTCTCGATGGCGAAATCTGGGCCGGGCGCGGTCGCTTCCAGGTCGCCAGCAACGCCGTCCGCTACGGCGGAAAACATTGGACCAGCGAGATCCGCTTCATGGTCTTCGATGCTCCCACGTCGGTTGGCTCCTATCCGTGGCGCATGGCTGATGCCTTCAAAGCAGTGCAGCACTCCCGAGTTGCCAAATGCGTTGACATCATCGACACCGTCACCAATCGCGCTCATCTCAAACAGCTGCTGGCGGACATCAAAGGAAAAGCGGGTGAAGGTCTGATGCTGAGAAACCCGTTGACGGAAACCTACGAAAAAGAGCGCACCCCCAACCTGCTCAAGCTCAAACGCTGGCCGACCTGACCACCGCCCTTGACCACGTAGGGGCGAGGCATGCCTCGCCCGCCCTTGACCACAAAGGAGAGACCATGTACCTCGACGAATTTCAAAGCGAACTCAGCCGCGTCATGTGGGATCTCGACAGTGATAAGCGCAGCGAAGAGCGTGCTCTCGAAATCATTAGCTCT